ATGCTGAACGCATAGCCAAACACTATTGGGGGGAACCCAACAAGAAGCTGTCGAAGAAGGGCATGCTTCGCTGGGGCAACGCTGGCTCCAAGGAATTGGATACGCAACGCGGCGTCTACTATGATTTCGAGGAGGGCCACGGCGGCGGGATCGTGGACATCGTGCGCCGCTATGGGCGCCAGACAATCACCGGATCGGTGGCCGAGACCCTGCAACGTGAGTTCGGGATCAACAAGCAGACCGCTGACGCGATGCAACCGGCCAAATACATCGAGAAGATTTATGAGTACTACGACACAGACGGCGAACTGCGCTATCAGGTGTTGCGGTATCACCCGAAGACGTTCCGCCAGAGGCGGCCAGACGGCAACGGCGGCTGGATTTACAATATGGATAACGTGGAGGCGCTTCCCTTCAATTTAATCGGCATTCTGGCGGAGCCAGACGCGCCTATCTTCATCGTGGAAGGCGAGAAGGCGGCGGAGCGGCTCATTAAATTGGGGCTGGTCGCCACGACTTCACACGGCGGGGCCGGTAAATGGTCAGACGCTCTGGCGCGTTATTTCGAGGGCCGCAACGTGGTCGTCATGCCCGACAATGACAATGCGGGAAGGCGGCACGCAGATCAGGTGGTCAGGGCGCTGTGGGGCAGGGCGAGGGCGATCAAGCGCGTTGAGCTGGACGGGTTGCCGGAGAAGGGCGATGTCGTGGACTGGCTGTTCAAGGGTGGCACGATACAGAGCCTGCTGGAGGCGGTTAAGGCGACACCGGCGCTGGATAGCGTGCCGGAGGAGCTAGACGCGGCTGACGAGGCTCTGGAGGCGGAAGTCGAGGGCGATAATGCGCTCAAGCCGTATACGTTGCTGGATCAGGACGATGTGTGGCTGATGCCTCCGGTTGAGTTTCTGGTTGACGAGCTTATTCCTGAGCGCAGTTTCGCGATGATTTATGGACAGCCCGGCGCCGGTAAGTCGTTCCTCGCGATTGATATGGCGCTCAGTGTGGCGCACGGCGTTGACTGGCAGGGCAAGAAGGTAAAGCAGGGTCCGGTGCTTTATATTGCAGGCGAAGGTATGGCTGGATTTTCCAACAGGTGGAAAGCGTGGTCTAAGCACAAGGGGCTGGAGCAGAAGCCGGACATGTACCTCCTCCCGACAGCGGTCAATATGATGGATGAGCAGGACGTGTCGCGGCTCGTCATGACGGTGGAGGAGCTGGGGCGTGAGTGGGCGCTGGTCATAATCGACACCGTGGCAAGGGCTATCGCTGGGGCTGACGAAAATGCGGCGCAGTCTATCGGTATGTTCGTTCAGTCGTGCGACAGGGTGCGTGCGGCGGCGGGTGGCACGATGCTGGCGGTGCATCATAGCGGTAAGGATTCGAGCCGTGGCGCCAGAGGATCAAACGCGCTTCTGGGGGCATTAGACACTAGCATTGTGGTGGGCAAGCTCGATGACGTGGTGACGATTAAGGTGGAGAAGCAGAAGGACGCGGAGCCGATTGACGAGATGAGCTTCAATATGGTTGCGATCCAAGTCGGCGTCACCGACACGTCTGTCGTGCTGGAGCGCACGGATGCACCGGCGCATTCGCCGAAGCGCAAGAAGCCGCCATCAGCCAGCCAAGCGAGGGCGCTCAAGGCGCTCCAAAATCTGTGCGCGGAGCGTGGGGTCAGGGTGCCGATTACGGAGTGGCACAAGGCGCATGAGCGCGATTGTCCCGACACACACAAGTCAACACGCAAGACGGCGCGTGATGCGCTGGTGGATGGCGGGTTTGTGGTGATTTCGGACGGTGTTTGCTGGATAAACAACGACTTAGCTGAATTATGAGGGCGGTGGGCTGGTATATACCACCGGTCCGGAATCTGTCCTAGTAAGGGGGTTCGGGTTATGAGGGGAAATGGGGTTCGGTACGGGAAAATGTCTGAGACGCCTATCGTTATAAATCAAATATTTAGCACAACAATTTACGGACCAGCCGTACCGGTACGGCGTCCCCGTACCAGTACGGTACGGTACGGTAACCCTAAGGGTACCGTACCACCGGACCGGCCGGACCAGTTTCTATAGGGAGAAGTGTTATGGCAGTGAGAAAGAGACCAAGAAAACCAGCCAAGGGATTGGAGGCTAGGTTCTATCCAAATGAGCGAGACGCGAGAAAGTGTCAGGAGGCTTTGATTGAGTACGACAGGGTCGTGCGTGCCATTGAGGCGAAATGGGGCATCGACAGGTTGCCCGATTTGGTGGATGCCGAGATGCGGCAGAGATGGTGGATGCAGTGGGACAGATTGAACGCGGCGATAGAGAGGGGGTCAGGGCCGGACGTTGAGCATGCGGTGGAGGTCACGATCAGGGCATGCGGCGTATTGGAGGCCCGCGCTCTGGAGCTTGGCGCGAAGCCGCTCACCGGAGATAGGTGGGAGGCGGAGATGCCGGACGGCGGCGTGCTGGCGATTGTCAGGGATAAGGCCGAGGCGGCTAACGTGCAAAAGGAGGGGCGTTATGATGCCGTGTACTCGGTGGCCGAGGTCGGGCGCATCATTCAGCAATGGCGAGCAGGCGAGGCCGGTAGGCTGGCTGAGAGCGTCAAGGACGTGTTCGCTGGCGCCGAGATAGTGGAGATCAAGCGGCGCGAGCCTACGGAGGGTGAGCGGGTGCTAAATGACGAGATACCGTTTTAATGGAGGGAGCGTGTTATGGAGACAGGGTTGGATAGCAGGGACGTGGTGTACAAGGACCGGCAGTATGTGCTGGTCGGCGGTGAGGGGTGGATCGATGTGCGCGAGCTTACGGTGCGGATCGTGAAGACGGACACTGGCGTCACGGTGGAGGTGTGGCCGATAGAGACCGAGGGCTTGAGTGCGGAGCGGCCTCTGGGTAGGATTAACGTGCGACAACCGACAGAGGTGAAGCGCACGGGTCCGAAGCCGAAGATAAATATCGTGTTAAAGGGCAAGAAACAGTGATAGAAGCAGGCGATGGCAAGATGGCGGCTTTGGAGGCGTTAGGGCTTTGCCCGCGTTGCCAGAGCGGCTTGCTTCACAAAAGGGACCGTGGTCACAAGGTGGAAAGCGTCTGCGGTGTGTGTGGGATCAAGATTATCGAGGTAAAGGAGCAACCGCGTGAAGAGGGATGAGGTTTTGGATGAGGCGAAGCAGTGCGTGATGAAGGATCGCGCGGCAACGCACGGCGAGATGGAGGATAACTTTATGCTGATTGCGCGTTATTGGTCGAACCATCTGGACGCTCAGGTCACGCCTTCGGACGTTGGGATCATGATGACGTTGCTGAAAATAGCGCGGGCGAAAGGCAATCCGCAGTACGAGGACAATTATGTTGACGGCGCCGGTTATCTTGCGTGCGCCGCAGAATGCGTGGATGTGAATGGCTGAGATTGTAAAGTTCGAGCGCAATGAGTTTGTCCGATTCTTCAGGGACTATGTGGAATGCGGGCACTGCGAACAGCAGACGCGCGGTAGGGTGTATGAAGAGAGCCAGCAGATCATATGCAGTGTGTGTGATGGCGTGTTGCTGGAGATAGATGACGAGCCGATGATTTTCCTGACACTTGAGGAGGATTGGGATGGTAGCGCATAAACTGCCAGAGGAAATGTTTCAGGCTTTTTTGGAGCGTGTCGCTTCTGGTGAGCCGGTGACGCATGTGTGCCGTGATCCCAAAATGCCAAGCTGGGGAAGTATCAGCAATAAGATAGCGGCTGATCCGGCGTTTGAGGCGGCCTACAGGCTGGCTCTGGAGTTCAGGGGTATGGTACTAGCTGACGAGCTTGATGACATCAAGCGTGAGGCTAGGACGGGGATGATTGACCCGCAGAGCGGCAGGTTAGCGGCTGACATCCTGAAGTGGCAAGCGGCGAGAATGACGCCGAAGGTGTACGGCGACAGAGCGCACATGACGGTTGAGACGAAGGGCGGAAGCTTCATCGAGGAGCTGAAGCGTGTCGAGGATGCGGTAAAGGCGAAAGCGGAACAGGTGCTGTTGGAGAACAGAGACACAGAACCTGACACACTACGCGCGCGCGATGTCGTTGTTAACCAAGATCAGGTTAACATTGATATCCCAAAGGCGACATAATTATGCTGATATATTGTTCCACGGCTAAGTCATTGTTTTTATTAGACCGCGTTCACGCATAATGGACGTTATGCGACAAAACGTGAAACATTTCCGTGAAACAATGACCCCCTCCCTCAAATCACACGGGCGGGGCGCGAATAAAAATATACCCCCCTCTCGAAATCCCTAGCCCACGGACCCACACATGCGCCGAATGCCGATGCGAAATGGAGACGAACACGATGCCCTCACCCGCTGGCGGCGCTTTATCCGCTGGCGCAAGGGCGAACTGCGCCGCATTAAGCGCACTTACCGCCGCGCCGAGCGCCGCTGGTTGCGCCGCTCTATCGAAAAGGAGACAGACCTATGACCCGCCGTCACGAAAGCGACTTCTACCCCACCCCACCGCCCGCCACGCGCGCCCTGATGGCCGCTGAGCCGCTCTCCGGCCCTATCTGGGAACCCGCCTGCGGAGACGGCGCCATCAGTGACGTCCTGATGGAGGCCCACCCCACGATCAGCACGGACCTCTATGATCGCGGCCACGGCGAATCCGGCGTTGACTTTCTGGCCACGCAACATCTACTGGCGCCCACCATCGTCACCAACCCACCGTTTCGTCACGCGCAGGCGTTCATACAGCATGCCATCGACCTCGGTGCGAAGAAGCATTGCTGGCTCCTGCGGCTTGCTTTTCTGGAGGGCAAGCGCCGCCACGATGAGCTTTTCGCGCACCACCGTCCGGCCCGCATCTTTGTATTTAGCAGGCGCCTGACCCTGTGGCGCGGTGACGAGACCCCCTCCGGCTCTGGCACAACCGCCTATGCTTGGTTTGTTTGGGACGGAGATTCAACCGAAACGAAGGTGAGCTGGTTATGACCCAATCCCCCTTATCCGCCGACACTATCGCCATTTTGCGCGATGACCCCGCCCTCTTCGTTGAGACGGTCCTGCAAGCCACGCCCCAGCGCTGGCAGAAGAAGGCGCTGGACGCGATTGCGGCGCATGACCGCGTGGCTGTTAAGTCCGGTCACGGTGTCGGCAAGACCGCGTTTGAGTCGTGGATCGTGTTGTGGTGGCTGTTGACCCGCTATCCGACCAAGACGGCGGTCACCGCCAACAGCGCCCACCAGCTCTCGGACGTCTTGTGGACCGAGATTGACCGCTGGGCGCGGAACATGCCCCAGCCGTTCAAAGACCTGCTGGAGTTTAAGGCGGACAAGATTGCGCTCAGGGGCGCGTCTGACAGCTTCGCCGTGGCCAGAACGAGCCGCCGCGAGAATCCGGAGGCGCTTGCGGGCTTTCACTCGCCGAACATGCTGTTTATCGTTGAGGAGGCGTCAGGCGTCCCCAACGTGATCTTCGAGACTGCGTCTGGTGCGCTCAGCACCCCGGGGGCGAAAATCGTGATGTGCGGGAACCCCACCCGATCCGATGGGTATTTTTACGATGCCTTCCACTCGGACCGTGAGCGCTGGCACTGCATCACGGTGTCGTGCGAGGAGGGTGAGTATGTTGACCCGAAATTTATTGCCGATATGGCGGATAAATACGGCGAGAACAGCAACGTGTACCGCGTGCGCGTCTTGGGTGAGTTCCCCACGCAGTCGGATGACGTTCTGGTGCCGCTACACCTGATTGAGGACGCCACGCGGCGTGACGTGGAGGCCGGACCCACCACGCCGGTTGAGTGGGGCTTGGACGTGGCGCGTTACGGCGGGGATAGGTCGGCGCTGGCCAAGAGGCAGGGGAATGTGCTGATTGAGCCGATTAAGACGTGGCAGGGCAAGGATTTGATGGAGCTGGCGGGCATTGTGCTTGCAGAATATGATAGCGTGCCGTACCGGATGCGCCCCAGCGCGATATATGTGGACGCGATTGGGTTGGGCGCCGGTTTGGCGGACCGCCTGAGGGAGCTGGACCTGCCCGCCGTTGCGATTGCGGTGTCGGAGAGCGCCAGCCTGAAAAATCGCTTTAACAAGCTCCGCGATGAGCTTTTCTGGTCGGCTAGGGAGTGGTTTGAGGCGCGTGACTGCCACATGCCGGTGGACGACACGTTGATATCGGAGCTGGCGGGCATTCGGTATAAGTACCTCTCCACCGGCAAGCTGAAGGTTGAGTCGAAGGACGAGATGAAGAAGCGCGGGCAGAGGTCGCCTGACGTGGCGGACGCTTTTGTCTTGACTTTCGCTGGGCAAGGCGCGGTTGCCGGTGGCTGGTCAAAGGGTTATAATAGCAATCGCACATTGAACCCCTCGACCAATTGGATTGTTTAGATGG